GGAGATACATCATCTCCCTTTGCGGCTGACGCCGCGACCCCCCTCAAAGAGGGGAGCCCCACCCAATCTTTGCGTTGACGGATTTGGGACGTCCAGCATACTCAAGATGCTGCTTATCGAAGAAGGGTTCATCCCTTCCAGGAAGCAGACACTTCAGTAGGGCACCAAGACCGCTGACTCTCGATCGCGGGGCTTTAGATCGGACTTTCAATCCTCTAACAAGAGGCTTTTGAAGGTCACGATCCCATCGGACCATCTGTATTCCATTGGTGCGGAACACAGAATGGACACCGAGTACTGACGAATTCTTGTCAACAACAGGCAGTGGCACAATTGCTTGTACCAAGTTGTCGAGATACCACGCCGTCTCCCAGTATCCAAGCCAATAGGCTTGATTACGAAGGGAGATAGTGGAAATCAATTCGTGAGTATCCTGCCGTGTTGAAGGAAGATCGGACCGGACTTTGAAGACTGAAACATCTTCTCCGACCCAGTACTCCTTCCCGCAAGACTCTCTGAACGAACCAGTCCAGAAAGACTTGCGAGTGTTTACCACCATGTTAAACATGGTAAGTTCTCGCAACACGGACTGCACAAATCTAGTGGGGACGATAATATCGTCACCATAGACGCGCACCGAATCTTTCAAAGCCCGAAGTTGGGTCTTTGAAAGCCGTGGGGTGTTAAGCTGTTTGCGAATAGCGTTGAGGCATATGCAAATAAATGCAACGGTCTCAACGGGAAAGCAAACAGCCGAACCCATCGACGCAAACTTGGCAAGAGGGATAACCTCACCACCAGGGATGCAAGCTCGAAGAGAGCGCGAAGCTCTCAAGGCTCCTAGCAAAACCGGGAACCGCGAGAACACGCCTTCGACGAGCTCCATGGAGACCCTGTCGCTAGCCTCACTCAAATCGAGGGTAGCAAGGCTTCCATCAAGGGAGCCCCTACAGGCCATCTTCTGGTTAGGGACTTGGTCGTCAAGACCAGTGAACAGCCCCTCTCCAGAGGACAGAGCGCGTGAAAATTCGCGAAGGAGACTTTGCTGTGCATACTGCATAGCAACAGGCTCAGCCGCGATGATACGCGTAGTCTTCATGGTCTTTGGGACGGCGATCACCCGAACGGGTAACTCGTCGTCAGGTTCAAGCAACGTGACCGACTGAAGTTGACGCCAACTGCCATAACTGGCGGTAAGGAAGTCAGCAACGGGAAAGAACTCGTCAAGACGGCGAGTCCAATCGCGGACGTCGTATTTACGGTTTCCAGTAATACGATCGGCAGTCGTTCCAGGTCCGTGTTTTGGTACCAGTGTTCCTTCATCGATAGATTGCTCGATTGGTGAAAACACGGGACCAAACACCTGGGCGCAAATCGCGCCCAACTCTTGGAGGTTAGTTGGGTTATACCAACTATCCGACAGTTGCTTTTCACACTCGATGTAACCGTTGATAGCTCGGCGCTGCCGGGCATCAGTGCAGGGACGTCCAATCTTTCCGCACAGAAGAAGAACCTGGCGGATCGACTGAATTGCCTGAACATTCGGTTCATCGAGTAACACCCCACTTACAGAGTCGAAAACAAGCGAAAGGAAACCTCCTAGAAATAGGGGGAGACCCCCACGACGCTGGAACCCAGTGAAGTGGTAGTTCGCTACCTGACCAAGGTCGAGAGCTTGTTCAAAGTCCCGGCAAAAATCAGGTAAGGTGATCGTGAGAAAACTCTCACCCTCACTTGCGACTCTCTTCTTGGCCTTGGCAAGGTCAAGAATGGCGCTAGTGCACAACGCACGCTCTGCATCAAGCAGAACGCGGGACCAAAGGGTAATCAGGCTTTTCAACGGCCCTCCTAAGGAGGTAGTCGTTCCCTAGCCAGTCTCCCTTCCTGAATGAAAATGAGCAGTAGCGGGGATGAAGTTGCCAAACCTCATCCCCTGCCAACAACAGACACGAAGTGATGACTCGTGTCGGCCAGTTGGTACTACTAATTCTCGCCACCCAAAAGCTGGGTGGCCCTCGCTCCCGACGACGCAGTCAGGTACGCAGTGAGCGCATCCACGACGTATTTCGCCTCGGCCACGGTAAAACCCGTGACCGGGAGATCTACGACGAGGTAAGCACTCATAGAGTACTTGATATTTTGCGCCGAAATGAGCGGGTCCGCTGCGATCTTGCTGTAGTTCAGCCGAATCGTCCGGCGGGTTCGCTTGCCGTACTGGTGAGAAACCAGAAGGCCGACGTTACCGTCGTCCTTCCGGAATTCTCCCTTGTCGACACCCGAACCCACGCGAGGAAGCGACTGAGCGACAGCATTGATAGTAACGGACTGCGGATCAGAAAAGGACACGAGGCACCCCTTCTAGCGTGGACGTCATTGTCCACTAGTTGGACTCTTAGCTAATTACTAAGAGTATTCGGTCCTCGGGAAATCCCGATCGCCGCGAGAATTGCCCATTGCTTCGGTGTAAAAACCGAAGGATTCAGGCCGAAACCGAAAGGAGTCGCTCTAATCCGTCTCTTGGATTCTCGAGACCAAGATTGGAACGAGTTGAACCCGGCACCATCTTCGAAAGAGGTATGATTAAAAATATCAGTGACCTCCTTCTTATGTTCCATTTGGTAGCCGTAGTTCATGACAAGGCCGTCTAAGGCATAGCTCGTAGCATTGGCGATAACATCGCCAGTGTTTATGAACCAGTCTGACAGCCAAGACCATGGAGCCAAGTTCCAGAGTAACTCTGGATCTGGTCGGAGTCCGGCAATACGATTCGCCTCCATCAGAAACCTACGACTTTTCGATAAAATCGAGTCATCGTGGGGAATGAAGTAGGTGAAAGACCCTGAAAACCAGAGGTCTACTGTCGTTGTGACCGTAGTCTGACAAAATCCTTGGTCCAAGAGGTAGGCAGTCATGTACTGACCAGGCCAACAATAATAATTATGGCCTAACGTCGGTCCTACACTGACCTCCTTCGACATGGGGAGAGCGATCCGTCTCCGAACGGGCTTACCGGAGTCACGGTAAAGCTGCGTGATGATCTTGTGAGAATGTTGAACATTCTTCACAGTTTTCATCACATCGCTCCATAAAGGCTTCCAGCCAAACTCCCAATTGAGAAACTCTTGACTTCCGGCTTTTGGAACTTTCCGGAAGTTACTAAGAATCTCCTTGAGAGAATGGCCGATCATGTGGGGTAAACCGTCATTACGAAGTTCACCCAACGTGACGCCAACACCACTCAGCGGCGCGACAGGACGAGCGAGAGCGATAAGCCTAGTGCCATACACAACCAACTCATCATCAGTACTAGGGCCCAAGTAATTAGGGCCAATAGACTGATTATTAGTCGGAAGCGCGATGCCATTATAGGACTCGTCGCACGAACCCGGTGCTGGATGCGAGACGGTAATACCGCCTGCGCCCGATCGAAGCAAGCCATTCTTTTGAGAAAGGAATGGACCACCTTGATCGCCTCCAGTCACTTTCCGAGAGGGCCAGAAATGCCCCTCAGAAGTCGTCTTCTGCTGACCAAAGAGAGTGATCTCCTTAACGGATTTCACGCACCCACCAGAGGTGTAAGTGCCAGAGAACTTACCGTAATCGATACGTCTCTGTCTCGTTGATGTGGTACCCATGTTCTGTCTTCCTTTCGGTGGTCCACCACATCGTTGTGATGTGACCAGTGCACTGCGTCGGGG